ACAGAAGTCGTGACGTTTTCATCATGCAGGACAATATGTGGGAAGTTGCGACACTGCGTCCAACTAAAAACGTAGAACTTGCAAAAACTGGTGATAACACTCAGAGACAAATCGTTACTGAGCTTACACTTTGTGCTAAAAATGAAGCTGCAAACGGCATTATTGCTGATAACACAACTTCATAATATAATAGGTGGGGGCAGAAATGCCCTCACTTTTACAGGAGGAAAAAATGAAAGTATTAGTAAAAGATAGAAGCATTTCATCATCTAAAGGTATTATTAAAAATGGTGATGAAGTTGAGCTTCCTGAAGCAGAAGTAAAAAAGATTATGGCTATGAAGCCAAGTGCTTTTGAAGTTTTGAAGGAAGACCCGAAGCCTGCAAAAAAAGCAGCTAAAAAGAAACGTGCTAGAAATAATGATGGCACACTAAAAGCTGATGATCCGCAGACAGCAGATATTAATGAGGCGTGGCAATAATGTCTAATAGCACTAAAATTAGAGAGTCATATAAGTTTGAAGGTGATAATCTAATCATTAAAAACACACATGACGCTAATGAAATGCTCAAGGATGTTGAACACGCAAGGCAGCATTCTGATAATAGTTTTGGTTCTGATTATAAGCACGTTGGTAATGTCGATCTGGCATTGCTTGGCGTTTGGCTAAAAGAGGCTGGCGTTAGTTGGTCTGATACTGGCGCAGTTAAAGAAGTTATAAAGCGCAAGTTATTGAGCAATGAGTTTCAAGACCTTAGAGTTTGGGAAGGTACATACTAATGAATAAGCGTACAGTACAATCGGCACACTCACGCATAGATGCATTGGAAAAGCAAATGATTGAGATACAAACTGAAATGAAAATACAGTTTAAAGATTTGTATAATAGAATGAAGCGTATGGAAGCAATTATGATTGGTATTACTGGCGCTAGTTTATTGCTAATTATCCGCATGAGCATTATGGGATAATCATGTCTGACAAGCTGCCAAAAGTAAGTATTGCTGTAGTTGGGGTTGTTATAGCTCAAATCGGTGGCTTTATTTGGTGGACTGCCCAGCAAGCTAGTACAATAGCTAATCTTGAAGAAACGGTAAACATTCTAACTGTTGAGAATAACGCTACCGATAAAACAAATCTAATTAGGGATGTGCAGCGTAATACTGATAATCTGCAAGAGATTATTGATATATTGTCAGAAGTTTACGAAGAAATTGAAGATGGTGACAATGAGATCTGGGAAGACATAGATATGATTAACGAGGATATGGGTGGGATGGCTTCTCATATGATGGCTATCGTTAAGCTCCAGTCTCGCATTGCCATACTAGAAAAGACAGTAGAGTTTGCTCGTAACGATGGGATTTAGTGGTGGACCCTTTAACAATTCTTGCAGGCATAAAGACAGGGCTTGCCGCTGGTAAGTCCATAGCAGGGCTTAGTAAACAAATTGGACAATTCTTTGACGCAACTGACCAAGCTAAGAAAACGCTACAAAAAAGAGGTATATCGAGCAAAAGCGCAAATTCTACGGCGCTGGATCGCTGGGCGAAACTTAGACAGGCAGCAGAGGCTGAAGAAGAACTCAAAGAGTGGATTACCCAATCCTACGGAAGATCAAAATACTTAGAGCTTTTAAAAATTCGTAGAGAGGTTTTGGCGGAGAAGCGAGAGGCTGAAGCCGAAGCACGGCGTGATGCTATTCAGAGACAAGAACTTATGATTACTATAGTTGGTATAATGGTTCTTCTTATTATGACATTTATAGGAGCCACAGGTTATCTTCATTACATGGGTTGGTTAGATGTGAGGGATTACTTTCCATGATTTATGTTTTGGTTTTTCTACATTTTATTAGTACAGATCGCTTACAGTATTATCAGATCGGCACATATTCGGATAAACAAGAATGCCTAGAGCAAGCAGAAAAAGCAAAGATAATGGTAACACACAACTCAATGAAGGTGACTTGCCTAGAAGTAAACAGCCAACAATAGTAGAGCGTGGCAAGAAGTTTGCGGCATATGATGAGTTTGGCAAATTAATTATTTTAGGTTATGATCGAAGAATAGTACAGGATTACGCAAATGACAGAGTTCGACAAAGCTGACACAAACGGAGATGGTGTTATACAACCTGACGAGTGGGAAAAATTGCGGCTCGAAGAGCGCAGATTAGAGATTAATGACCGCGATTTGAAGCGCGATGCAGAACGTAGATATACAGGCTTCGCACTAGCAGGGATGCTAATTTATCCATTTATTATATTACTGGCGAGTGTTTTAGGTTTTGATAAAGCGGCAAGTTTAATTACAGACATAGCCTCTGTTTATGTTATTGCAGCCAGTGGAGTTGTTGCCGCATTTATGGGCTTCAATGCTTACTCTGCAAAATCAGATAAGAAAACATCCATGAGTGTGGAAGGTGAAAAATGATAGGACAATTACTAGGGCCAGTAGCTAACTTAGCAGGAACTTGGCTAAATGGTAAAGTTGAGGAAAAGGCCGCGCAAAACAAGGTAAAAGTTGCCAAGGCAGAAGCGGAAGCTCAGATCATGGTGTCTGCGGCTACGAGTGAGGCCGAATGGGATCGCATAATGGCAAATGCCTCTGCTAACTCATGGAAAGACGAATGGTTAACTATTCTATTTTCTATTCCGCTTATACTGGCATTTTGTGGTGATTGGGGTAGAAGCATTGTAGCGGATGGGTTTGCTGCTTTGGAAAATATGCCAAGCTACTATCAATACACGCTTGGAGTAATCGTAAGTGCATCTTTTGGCGTAAGAGCAGCAACTAAATTTTTCGGGAAAAAATAATGAGTGATGCATTAAAAATATTACAAGCTCGATGTGGCGTGAATGATGATGGATCGTTTGGCCCCAACACAGCTAGAGCAATAGCAAAGCATTATGAGTTATCAGATAAGCATGGAGCGCATTTATTAGGGCAAGCTCACCATGAGAGTGGTGGCTTTAAACGCACCAAAGAAGGTTTGTATTACAGTACGCCAGAGCGACTAATGGCGGTTTGGCCTAGTCGGTTTAAATCTGTAGAAGCTGCACAGCCATATACAAAAAACCCAGAAGCACTAGCCAACAATGTTTATAGTGGTCGTATGGGTAATGGCGATGAAGCGTCTGGCGATGGTTTTAAATTTTCTGGAAAGGGTTTCATCCAACTTACAGGCCGTTCCAACTTCAGATCATTTAGCAGTGATATGCGTTTGCCTGATGTGATGAAGCACCCAAGTTTTGTTGAAACAGAGTATGCCTTTGAGTCAGCCTTGTGGTTCTTCAGGTCTAACAACTTGTTCAGTATATGTGATAAGGGTGTTGATGATGATACAATCAAGGCAGTGACCAAGCGTGTAAATGGTGGCACGCATGGCCTTAAAGATCGTATAGAACAAACTAAAAAGATTTACGAGTGGCTTACTGCGGCCTAATCTTAGGCTTAACTATCTTTGATGGTATCCCTGATACATCACAAAAGCCTGCCTCTGCATTAATCTGATCGTAAAGCGTATCGTTTTGCATTAACACGCTCCAACAATCTTCTTCACTGGCAAACCAAATCTTTGCCTCTTGAGGATGCCCATTCATGTAATACATAAGTGTTAATAATGTAAAATATTCCATTGCCTGCCCTGCCTGTTATGGTATTCTAATTCTAGAGGAAGCCTTTGGGCTTATACTTCTCCCACTCGTACTAGTTTTACCTTTGGCTTCCTCACGATTTCTTTTCCCATTATTATTTAAAAGCCTAAACTTGTTTTCCGCTGTTATGCTTTTAGATGTGCCATGCAGCATTTTGCGCTGTTTATCTTTTTCTTGCTTTGCCATTTCCTTCATGGCTTTACCAATTGCTTTTTCTTCTTCTTCAGTCATTATGCTACCCTTTTAACTGTAGGAGCATGATACCCCTTCTTAATTCCATATGCAGGATGCCCAGACCAAAAACCTTCGATCCATTTGTACGGCTTACCGTTTTTATACATCACGTTCTTATGATGTGGTTCAGCCTTTCGAGGATGCCCTCTAGTATAGTGAAGAGGCATACGCCAACCACCACGGTCGCTTTCATTCATAACGACAGTGCTTTCGTCAACATTCCATGTAATCTTGTGCCATGCCTCTAAAGGAATATGTTGCTCACGTTTCATTTGCTTTCTCTGCGATCTAGTTCCTGCGGCTTCTGACGCAATAAAACGAGGGTTATTAATTAATTCAAAACAGCCTGCGATTGCTAAAATTGTGTTTGAAACAAATACTCTTTTTCTTTCTTCCCAAGAATTAGGATCATCGTTGCCATCAAAGAAAATACCTTTATCGGGGTGATATGCACCAACAACCATAGGGGGGGCAAATGGAGTGACTGCTTTAACTGAAGTCATTCCATCTTCAAAATATTCAGTTAAAAAACCAAGGTTTTTAATATCTTTCTCACCTAAATATCTTTCAACTTGCGCTACACGAACATAACATAATCTTGATGGTGGCCTTGTAAATTTACTAAACCGCATTTCTGTAAACAAAATTTCATCATATTGATCCCCCCAATCTGTTAAAATTTCATTAAACTCTTCCCCCATGTAATACAAATCACAATGTTTAATATGCTCAATAGCATCTCGAACATCCATTTTTTCTTCAAATGGGAACTTATCATTGTCGTTATGGTCAACAATGGATCTGTAAACTTTTAAAGTGTCACCAATCGTTTCAATGAAACCCATACGATTGCCTGTTTTTGGCTCATCTATTTCTTCTTCAGTCATTATCTTTATCGCCTTTAATCATATGAACTAATCCAGAGTAACAGGTAGGGCAAAATTGCACAGGAAGTATACCTATAAGCCCATAAGAAATACCCTCGCCTTCATGCAGTAAGCAATCACATATAGTGCAGTTATTTTTTATCATTATCTTGCTCCACTATTTGTCTAAAAACAGATGCAAGCCGTCTAAGCTCTGCATCCATGCCTTTTTCAATAAACCCTGTAAATAAAGGTCTACGGTCTTTTGCGCTTTCAGCTTCACAAGCTTTCAACGCAAAGGTTTTATTTTTTCTGCTAAATTCAAAAGTTATGTGGCCCACCTGTATGCAGTCTCTGTCTGCATCTGGGTGTCGCCTGTTAGCCTTTAACGTGTGCGTACTCATTTGTTTTTCCTATAATTTTAAAGTCATATATTGGTATTTCTGCTAAAGCCTCTATATCTGAGCTATCATTTCTATCCAATCTTCCACCTATTGTTATTGGATATTGTTTTATTAAATCCGCAAAACCTGTTTTGTCTTTCCAACCTACAAGAAATAATACCTTTAACCCTGTAGCTTGATACATAGCGTGAGCAGAAGAAAGTTTGCTGGCAGATATAAAGCAAGTAGGATATTTTTTATATTCATTGCTTCTACACCTTAACTCAATAAATGCTTTAACTTTGCCATTGCTGATTGCAACATAGTCAAACTGATTATACTTATCCTGTTTATGCATAAAGCAATTCCATTTAAGAGCCGCATAATCTGCTAACTCTTTTTCTTTTTTTAAATTACTTTCAGTTTCATATGTTGGCCTAGCCATTTTCTATATTCACACCTTCAGATTTAAGCTTACCAATAAGAACTTCCATTGCAGCTTTTGCATCTCTATATTGCTGTTTAATCTTTGGCTCTGCATCAACTGATAGCGCCATTGGTTCTAGTCTTTGTATTTCCCTCTTTAAACTGTCTCTCAGATTCCTGTCTTCTGGCTTCAGTTCCATTGTTACACTCCTCGCAAAGTTTTTTATGTTTTGTCACGCAACCAACATCTGGCAAAAAGAAAATTGGATGCACTACCTCTACCTCAATATAACCTGTATTTTTACAGGCATTACAAATGTTTTTCATATTATCATTCTCTGTTGACATATCGTTTAATATCGAATAAATGCTTTACTGTCAAACATAATTTCGAGAGGCGAAAATGAAAAATAGACAAGAGGTAAAGCAACAATGCTTACGGCTAAGTAGTAAAACTACTATGATGCTAGACAGTATTAGCAGCTATACACGCATACCTAAAGGCGCACTAGCTGACATGGCTATGCAGGATTATCTATCTGAACAAATCAAAAACCTTAATATTAATATTGAGGATAATGATGAGGAGCTAATAGAAACAGATGGTTAATAGTCGTCAAAAGGGGGCAACTTTTGAGAGAGACATTTGTAGAGACTTGCAACTTGATTTAAACATCAAGGGTTTTGTTAAAAGGGATATAGAGCAGTATAGGACGGCAGATAGAGGAGACATTTTAATAGAGGATGATAGTTTTCCATACCTTATAGAGTGTAAAAGGTATAAAGCAGGAAACACTTATTCGGACGCTTGGTGGCGACAGGTAGAAAGAGCCGCTGAAAACATGAAGAAAGAACCTGTTTTAGTTTACAAGTTTGATAGACAACCTGTTACAGTCGTTATGCGATTAGAACACCTTATGAAAGATGGTGCGCTGCATGAAGAGAAGGTAAGAATGGATTGGGAAGCTTTCTGTTATGTGGCTAGAGAAAATTGGAACAGCTAAGAAAGGCTAAAAATGACACACATTGATTATGAAATGAGTAATGAGGATTACCATAATACAGAACTACATCCTCACTTTAGTTCATCAGATATTAAAGAAGTGGTTAAAAACTCACCGCTTCACTGGGTAATAAAACAAGAGCTACCTAGAAAAGAACCTACGCCTGCTATGCTATTTGGTAGCTTGGTTCATGCTTTTATAGGAGAACCAGAAAAAGGCGAATTTGTACGCTATGAGGGTTCAGGTAGAACCAAGGATTATAAGACACAGAAAGAGGAGCTTGCTAAAGAAGGTAAGAAGCTTGTGCCTGACGCTATTTATGATGACGCATTGCGCGTTGCTACAAAAGCGATGGAGACAAATGCATATTTAGTTAAGCTTTTAAAAGAAAAACGCTTTGTTGCTGAAGCTTCTATATTTACAGAGTGTCCAGAAACTTCTTTAAGCATACGTTGTCGGCCTGATGGTCTAATAAAGCCAGACGATAAAGGTAAAGGTGGTATAATATTTGACATAAAAACCACTAATAACATACATCCGTTCAGCTTTTTTAAAGATGTAAAATTGTGGTCTTACGATGTTCAAGCAGCGTTTTACTTGCATACTTGTGCAGCAGCTAAAATCCCTGTTGAGAAATTTGTATTTTTTGCAGTCTGCAAAGAAACAGGTATTTGTCAGGCACACGTTTTATCAGAATTGTATTTAGCACACGCACATAAGCGTATGTTAAAAGCAATGAGTGACCTATTAGACAGTCAAGTGTCAGGTCGCTTTACAACAGGGTGGGAGATGGAGAACACTATTCACCTACCTCAATATCTTCAGGAAGTTACTGAAGAAAATCCATTTTAATTAGTGAAAGGCTAATAATATGATTTATAAATTTATGAAGGTGACAGCACGTTACCCAAAACTAAACCAACCTTACGTCTGGTCTGATGATGCAAACTCTTATGTCGGCACAACACACGAAACGCCCAACGCAGCGTTTTACTGTGATGCTTTCTTAACTAATGAGCAATGGCAGGAAGCTGACAAAGCTATTAAGAAAGTTTGGAGTGAGTTTGTTGCTGAACAAGAGAAAGCAGGCAAACCTATCAAAAAACCAAACGATTTTCGTAATCCATTAGATGAAGATGGCGAAGGTAAAGGCTACGTTAAAATGAAGCTAAATTGCTATGACGAAAAAACTAGTGTCAGACAACTAGATTCAAAACTTAACAAACTACCGCCAAACTTTGAGTTAACTTCTGGCAGCGATATAAATGCTAGAGTTATTATTAAGGCTTACAAGTCAGGAGCGCAGCAAGGTATAACTTTGCGCTTAACTGATGTAATGGTTAACGAACTTGCAGATAAGGCAGATCGTCCAGTTGATTTTGAGCAAGGTAGCGGAAGCTTTACTCTTAAACAATTTGAGGAAATGAAAATAGCAGAGCCTATAGAGCCTGTAGTGCAAGAGAAGGTTATATTTGGTGATATGCAAGTTGAACCAGAAACTATAACCGAATCATTTGAGGACGAAATACCGTTCTAAAAAAGAAGCCCCCTCATTTGAGGGGGCTATAAAGTTAATCTGGCAGAAAGGCTAATAAATGCCAGACAAAGCAGTTAAAATAAACCTCAGCGGAGTATTTGGGAAGATGTTACAAGATGTAGGGAGTAAACGCAACACATCCACACTATATTGGAGTGAATATGCGTCAGGAATAATTAACAGATTAGAACTAAAAAAAGTAAACGAGCAAGAGTATTGCGGTGGTTGCCCAAATTGTGGGGGAGTTGATCGGTTTCGAATAAATAACTACAATGGTGAAATCCGTGTAAATTGTCGAAAATGTAATGACTTTGCACAGATATTTAAAATACTCAGGGAAGACTTGCAGTTGTTACCAGAATACGCACCGCAAAAAGATGTAGTTAATTTACACCAAGTTGAAGAAATACATCCGTACCTCACGCGCAAGAGAATTAAATTACATAACGCTGAAGTCGATGAGACAGACCTTGTAGTGCCGATTATAGATAAAACAGGTAAAAGGCAGGGATCACAGTTTATTGACGCGCATGGAAGCAAAAAGTTTAACTATGGGTTAAAGTTTAAAGGATGTTTTTCTGTACTCAACGGCAAGATAAAAGATTTTGCTTGGCTCTGTGAGGGCTTTGCTACGGCGGCGGCTGTAACAGAATCAACTGGTCAGCCTGCAATACATTGTCTTAACGCTGCAAACATAATTGATGTAATCGAAGTGTTTAAGGAAGTTAGGCCTGAAGTAGAACTTATCATAGCAGGCGACAATGATGAGGCAGGGCGCAAGGTATGCGAAAAAGCTTTAGAGCAACACGGTATTCAATATGTCTTGCCTGATACTGAGGGTTTAGATTGGAACGATGTTTATATTAGTAGAGGCGCAAGCTTTACCAGAAAGGCACTAAAACCTTCTAGCGTTTTAGATGAAGTTGTTATGCCTGAAGACGCAGTTGTGCAAACTAAATCAAATTACATAATTAAAGGTTGGCTATCTCAAGACACAACAAGCATTGTGTTTGGCGCTTCAAACGTAGGTAAAAGTTTTTTCTGCTTGGATATGACATATCATATAGCTGCAAATCAGGATTGGATGGGCTGTAAAGTTAAAGGTGGCTCAGTGCTTTACCTACAAACTGAAGGTGGCACAGCGTTCAACACGCGCTTAGTTGCGCTTAGAAATAAATATCCAGAGTTTAAAGATGTTAAACTTGCGGTCAGAGCTTTGCCTATAAATTTATTTAATGATGAGGGAGACATAGCAAAGGTGAAATTACTTATTAAAGAAATCAGCAAAAAACATGGAGATGTTAAGGTTTTATGCGTTGATACAATAGCAAGAGCAACACAAGGACAATTAGAGGAAAATTCAAATTCAGAATTTTCTAAATTTTTAGCTAACTTAGATAAAATTAGAGAGGAGACAGGCGTGCATATTATGCTTGTAGGACACACTGGCAAAGACTTAAGCAAGGGTTTGAGGGGATCTTATTCTGCTGTAGCAGCAGCAGAAACATTAATAGAAATAACTTTAGATAGTAGCTCAAGTATTAGAACGGCTGTAACAACTAAGCAGCGAGACATGGAGCTTGGTAAAACTATAGACTTTATACTTACTAAAGAAACTTTAGGTGAAGATGAAGACGGTGATGAAATAACAACTTGCACCATTAGAATACCAACTGAGGAAGAAATAAAAGAAAACAATAAACCAAAAATATCTGGCAAAAATCAATTATTGTTTAAACAAGTTTTCTATCAGCTTAGAGGTGAAGGTATAGGCAAACCTAACCCAAGCGGAGCAGGATGGCCCAAAGGTAAATCATTCTGGTGCATAAATGAGGAAACAATAAAAGATCACTTCAAAGGTAAACTTGTGGGCGCTTCTAACCCTGCACAGACTTATAAACAGGCTGTAACAGCTTTGATGAGCGCAGGACATATTGCTGCAAATGAGGGGCAAATATGGTTCTTAGATAAAGACGGCACAGTTAAAAATCCGTTTGATGAGGACTAATAAAATGTTTTGTATTGTTAACAATAACTTAGATGGTAAATTATTATATTTATTAGTTAATTATTATCTAAATAGTACAACACATTAACAATACTAATAATAATAATAATTACTTTAGTATATTATTATTATTATTATTTTGATGTAGCGGAGATTAGTGTGGATTATTCTAACTATATAAAAGACAAGTTAAGCAAAGGCCTTGCAAAGACGTTCGAGCATGGAACAAGTAAAATTAAACTCTTGCAGACCTTTGAGCAAAAACTTGCAAGTATTAATACTGAAGATGAATTATACGGTTTCGCTAATCGTAGGCGCGTTCTGGGTGTTAATCTGCCTGAATGGAGCAATGAACAAGTAAAGGCTATAAAATGGCGGTTGATGGAAATAAGAAAGAGCCAATAAGGTGGGCTGTATATTCAGATGGTCTTAGGATCTATTCTAAGGGCGCTCTGGTGGGGGTAATACCTTTTGATGAGGCTACCCACCTGATAGCAGAATTAAGCAACTCTATTCGGTGGTTATATGGTAAAGGAGAACAAAAAAAAGACCCTGCGGAACAGGGTCTAAGTTAACTCAAGAAAGGTTATTGTTATTTATATTTATATTCTTCTATTTTTAACTTGCAGTCCAAGCTTTTGGCGTAACGATTTAAAGAAGGCTTACATTTGTTTAGAATTTTTTCATCTACAAAAGTAGCAATCAATACATCAGCCACACCATGATCAAGCCATACTTTGTAAAAAAAATGTTTTTCCATCATTTGTTTAGCCTTTCATTGTTCTACTTAAAAGTTTGCCTGACTCTATCAGTAGCTTTGTTGTTTCAAAATCGAAGCTGCTAATTACTTTAGCGTACTCTCTCGGCTCTAGATCGTCTTTTAAATCTTGATGAGCCTGATAAATAGCTTGGTCTAACAATGCGTCTATCTTCAAGAGTGTTTGTAATAGTTCGCCTTTATTCTTCATTTGTTTCTTCAATCGGATATATACCGTCTTTATCATAAAATATTTGCATTTCGTCACTTTCGCCAAAATGCTCTCTTAATGTTTCCCATTTAATAATCTCTCTTTCTGGATAGCCATGTTTGCACTTAACAACCTTGCCGTTTTTGTGCTTCTTTTCTGCCCAAACTGGCTTTTGGAATTCAATCCAAATATCATCATATTCAGCATGACGCCATTCTATATTTTTGCTTTTTAAATGCGCGTGTATCGCTTCCATTAAATCAAAATAAGTTAAAGTTAATTGCATTGTCTTAGCCTTTCTTTCTTTTAGTTTCGTTTAAATCTTTGGTTAGCTCTACAAATTGATCTGCAAGTCTAGCCATTCTTAAAATTTCATCTCTAGCCCATTGTCTACTTTTAGGCTTCTTTGAACCTTCATAAATCAACAATAAAGATGATGTTATGCCTTCCCATGTAGGAGTCGCGTCTATGTATTGTGTAGTCATTTCTTTAGCCTTTCTCAAATTCTGTGTCTATGTCTTCAATATCAAAGCTTGTAGACCTAACTAAATTATAAATAGCTTCTCTTAATTCACTATCGCTAGGTTCATGGTCGTTGGGTAAATCGAGCTGATCCAATGTAGTTGTAAAAGTAAAACTTACATCAAGATCACTCATTAAAAAATCAACGTGTATATCGCCAGTTATCATTTTCTTAGCCTTTCGTTTAATATTATTTGTGTTTCATATGTAGCAATATTGTTTTAAAGAATTCCACAAAATCAATAACGTCTTTTTTATTTATTATTAATTCTTCAAATTCTTCTGTCTCAACATTAGTTAACCTTATCGCTATTTCTTTTGGGTAAGAACTGTTAAAAACTAAAGATAATAGTTGTCTAATGTTTTCTTCTTTTTCCCCTGCGCTTGCAGGGAAAATTGTGCCAACTCTTAAATGCTGTTCTTGACTCATTAATTTTGTCATTGTCTTAGCCTTTCTAATCTGCGTTTAATTCTGCGTTAATTCTGTAGTATTCCCCATTAACGGGGCCGCATTCACATTCTTCACAAACTTGAATTTCTTTAATTATTGTCGGATGTTCCGAATAATACAATTTGTCTGTTTTACATCCGCAATATTCACAAGTTAAATTCATTGTCTTAGCCTTTCTTAATTAAAATTATTTCGTTTATTAAATCAGCGATTGCAAAGCCCATAAACAGCGCGGCAAAAATGCCAGTTAATAAAAGTGAGCTTGTAAGCGTGTAGAAAATTATTTCGCGTGTAGTCATTGTTTAAGCCTCTCCATCTCTTATTGCGTTGATATATTCTTGAACAACTAAACGCGGTTTTACATTGTCGAAATATTGATTGATGTGCTTGGTAGTTGTCGGGCTGTACTTTGTAGTAGTCTTAAAAGCACCTTTTGCATCATAACCTGCAACTGGTGTTTCGTAGGAAAATAATAAAGTAACGTTACAATCGTCGTAATGATTTTTAAAAGTTAACTCTGTCACGTTTGATTTTAGTTTTTTAAGTTTCATTGTTTTAGCCTTTCTTTGATTCGTATTTTTATTTAAACAATATTATCTGATATTACAATAATATTATGAACTAGCCTAATTAAAGGCTAGTCTGATAATATTATTAATCGTATTCGATACCTTCCATGTATTCTTCAAGTTTCTCTTTTGAGATGTTATTTTCAATAAAATTAATTGGCACTTGTTCATTGCCTCTATTGCCGAAATAATCATCATAAACTTGAATTATAAAGCGTTCTACAAGCGGTAATTTAGCGGTCGGATTAGTAGACATTTTTAAACCTCCTCTATCTCATCATGCAGTCGATTAATTATAGCACTTAGGGCAGCGCCTAGATGCCGTCTATCGCAGTTTAAAACTACGTCATGCACTTCATGCTGATTTAAATCACTTGCGCTTGTGGCGCTTCTAGAAAGCTTGTGACCTTCAGCTTTTCCAATCTCTCTAGCTTTATCAATTTCTGACATAGCGGTATTAATAAAAGATTGTCCTAGCTTGTTTAAAGCAATTATTAAATTTGGTTTATCTGTCGGAAATTCCACAAGCCGAGCATTAATCTTTTTAGCTTCAACTTGTGTGCCGCACCATTGACCCTGAAGGTTGCAGTATAGTCTCATTTGTTTAGCCTTTCTTTGTTTGATGGTCTTATGATAACTACTGAACTTTGTGTTTCAAAATCTCCATTTCTCTTAAAGATTGAAACAGATTGCAAAACTTCATCATTCTGTAGTTTCTCGCTGTATTCGATAGCCTTCTTTTTAGAATTAAATCTTTTTGTGTGGCTGTCATATTGAGAATGACAGGCTACAGTCCACCATTTGCCGTTGTGAAATTGAATATTTAAATCTGACATTGTTTTAGCCTTTCTTTGTTTTGTTATATTGTTTTACCGTATTTTTGCCTTTGTGCTTCAAGGTGTGGATGATTGTTTAAATCAGTTTCTAAAAAACTAATTCTATTATATATTACCCAGAACACATCATCACTTATTTTCTGACATTTGCTGTCTTCAAATTGCGCTGCTTCCATTTCTTTTTGAGCTTCTAAAATATCATTTACAATACTTGCCAGCGTATCGACACAATCAATAGCATGATCTGATCGAATACTTTTATTGCTGAATGAGTTTAATTTAATTGCCATTGTTTTAGCCTTTCTTTGTTTAGTGTAGCGCCCTAAGACGCTACTTTTTGATTTTCTGTTTCTGATTGTTCAGCAGTTTCTAGAATGAATGTGGCAGCCTTGTCAGCAGCGCTAGCAGCCTTTTGTATAGCGTCTGGATTATCTTTTAGGCATTTAATCCAATTATTTAAATATTTAGCATGATCTGCTCGTGGTTCAGCGTCAACTTTAGTCAGACCTGATAAAATGGCGCTTGTTAATTCTGCAATCAATTCTTCAAAGGCATAGCCGTCAGAACCAAAACGAGTACCAAATTTACGGTCTAATCTTTCTTTGCTGCCCGTCCAATGTCCTAGCTCGTGAAATAGCGTGCCGTAGTAGCCAGAAGCATTTTTAAACTGCTCTTTGCTTGGCATATTGATTGTGTCATTAGAGGGTCTGTAGTAGGCGCTGTTAGCGTCTTCATTGACAAATTTAGCGCCTGACAACTGAGCAAGGTTTTCAGCGTCTATAATGTCGCTCCATTCTTGCGTTAAATCTTGATCATCATCAAGAAAATCACCTTTCCAATTCTCGACATACTGAGAGTTGAAAACAGTAAATACTTTCCAAGTAGGAAAAGTTTTTTCTTCATCTGTCTTTTTATCTTTGTATTTTACTATTTGAAAAAATACTACATTAATACCTTTGCCTTTAGCGTCTTTTAATCTGTAGCCTAAACTTTGCCATTGTTTGAAAGTACCAAATACTGGCGAAGTGTAACCGCGCTTTAGCATATACATTGCTAAGTTTATTCGATTAATACCGTTATAGTTTCGCTTCTTAGCGCTTAATGGTTGGCCTTTGGCTATTATATCGCGCCAAGGTTTAGTCCAGTTCGAACCGTGTTCTTGCATCATGTCGATACAGCTACTTGTTATTTCGGTCATTACTTGAGTTGTTCTTTTATCCATTGTTTTAGCCTTTCTTTGTCATACTGAATTGTATGATAATGCAGCACCGCAATGCTGCACTTTGATACAATTAACCGTGTTCTTTTTTATGCAGCGTCCAGAAGTTTTTAGTCGCTAATTCTCTAATATTAGATTGAATTTCCTTTACTTGCTCAAAGTCTGAATCATCATTCACTAGGTTTAATAATTCCCTTGAATGATCTAGCCATACTTCAATGTATTGATCTAAATTTACTTGCTTTTCTTTTCGCCAATCTTTGACAGTAATTGTAAAAGCTTCTTTTCGAATTGTTTCGATTGAATTTATTAAAATTGTCTCAGTCATTTATTTAGCCTTTCCGAATCAGTTTTTTTAAAAATCTTTTGATACCTTTAATAAGCATATATTTAATATCAGGTCAAATGCTTTTAATATTATAGAGATATTATGGCAATATTAGGGAAAAGACTTTTTTTGACCTTAGATACCTGAAAGGCCTTTACGCTCTCAGCGAGCCTCTCAGAGCCTCTCAGAGCATATCGCCTGTTTAGTATACAAATGTTTTCAATTGTTTAGCATTGTTTGGTTTTTGCCAAAAGTGCGACACGACAAACAGTAAAGCACAAGGTCGCGCACGGGCGCACGCGAATAAAACAATGCGATACAAAACGCAACCTTTGTTCAACATTGTTTAACTTTGTTTAAACTTTGTTAAACTTAGAACAACGCCCCATGTTTGACTCTGGCTGTACTGTTTTTGACTAACTGCAAACAAAGTAATGCAACGGTATGCAAAAAATTAGACCCCCCCCTACCTAGCCCCTCCCCCCCCACCGTTGCTATAACACATTCCCACACACAAAAATTTATGTTATAGGATTTTTGGGTGCTGTTTAGTAAAATCTAACCTCCCTTAGATTTATTATGCTTTCTCGCAGCACCCACCCCCACTACTAAAACTAATATTATTAGCTTTTATTATTATTATTAGTTATACTTCTGCGTACAAATACGAATACTAATAATAATAATAATTACTTTAGTATATTATTATTATTAGTTGAAGTACGGAGCTAAGTAATAATATGAGGAAAGCATGGCAGGCAGACCAAAATTCAAAAAAGCTATTGCAGAGCTAGATAAGCGTGGTGGAGTTGAGACTTTGCAGCAAGAATTACTTGCTGGTAAAACGATACCTATGATTGCAAAAGAGCTTGGGTTAGATCGCGGTTACTTTAGACGTAACATTGTGAAGAACGAAAAGTATGGTAATGCCATACGCGAGATAGAGCATCAAGTTGCAGATGCTCATGCTGATGCAGCGTTTGATATGTTGAACGATATTAAGGAAAGGCGCGAGACTGAGGTTGATGAGGCGTTAAACGGTAAGAACAGCCGTGACGTTAGTGAAGCAAATGTTAATCAGGTTGATATTGGCATTGCGAAGGGTTTAGCGCAGCAACATAATTTTATAGCTTCATCTTTAAATAAAAATCGGTATGGTAGTGGTAGTCAGCAAAACATCCAGATTAACATTGGTGACTTGCATTTAGATGCGCTGCGTAAGATGAAGGTTATTGACCATGAATGACTTATCTCAGAACACGATGATTGAGTTTACCCAGCGCTACGCTAGAAAGCCGACATTGTTTGTGAGAGAGGTGCTTGGTGTAGAGCCGTTAGATTATCAGGCTGAGTTTTTACAGGCTATTGCGTCTGGTGAGCGCAAGATTAGCATAAGGTCTGGGCATGGCACAGGTAAGTCAACTGCTGCATCTTGGGCTATGCTTTGGTATTTTTTGATGCACTACCCGAATAAGGTTGTTGTGACTGCCCCCACCTCTAGTCAGTTGTTTGATGCTTTGTTTGCAGAAATGAAACGCTGGATAAATGAGTTGCCTGATGCGTTTAAGGAAGTGTTAAACGTGAAGTCAGATCGTGTTGAGCATACTTCTGCGCCTAGTGAGATGTTTATTTCGGCTAGAACCTCAAGAGCAGAAACGCCAGAAGCTTTAGCAGGAGTACACTCAGAACACGTTATGTTGATTGTAGATGAGGCTAGTGGTGTTCCAGAGCAAGTATTTGAGGCTGCTGCTGGCTCTATGTCTGGTCATAATGCGACTACGATTATGTTGAGCAACCCTACTAGATCTAGTGGTACATTTTTTGAGAGCCAGAATAGGCTTGCTGATAGCTGGTGGACTAGGCGTTGGTCATGCGTAGATAGTCCTTTGGTGAGTGATGAGTTTGTCGAAGAGATGAAGCTGCGCTATGGTGAAGACAGTAATGCTTTTAGAATCAGAGTGTTAGGCGAATTTCCACAGGCTGACGATGATACAATTATACCGTATCACTTAGTTGAGAATGCGATACATCGTGATGTTGAGGGCGATGAGGACTTGCCAAGTGTGTGGGGTTTAGACGTTAGTAGGTTTGGCAATGACAAAACTGCGTTGTGCAAGCGGCAAGGCTCTATTGTGACTGAAATGAGGTCTTGGTCTGGTTTAGATTTGATGCAGACTGTTGGTCGTGTTGTTGCAGAATATGAAGGTTTACAGCCATCCAGACGGCCTAGAGAGATACTTGTGGATAGTATTGGTCTTGGTTCTGGTGTTGTTGACAGGTTAAGAGAACTAGAGCTACCTGTTCGTGGTGTTAATGTTGCAGAAGCGCCTAGTATGGGCGCTACATATTTAAATTTGCGTAGTGAGTTATGGTTTAAGACTAAGGGTTGGTTTGAGGATCGTGCTTGTAAGTTGCCAAAAGACGATCAGTTATTAGCGGAATTGACAGGTATTAGATATAGCTTTACGTCTAGTGGTAAGATGAAAGCTGAGAGTAAGGATGAGATGCGTAAGCGTGGATTATCGTCACCTGATTTAGCTGATGCACTTTGTTTAACGATGGCAAGTGATGCTGCAACTGCATTATCTGGAGCATTTTCTAGCTGGAAGGGTGACATAAAACGTAATTTGCGTGGCATTGCATAATGTGGTATGTGTTTAGAAAAATAAAGGAGATGATTATGCCGAGTGGTAAGGGGACATATGGCTCTACAATGGGTAGACCACCTAAAAAAACGACTAAGAAAAAGAAAAAAGCTAAAAAAGCTAAGAAAAAATAATGTCTTTATATAGAAACATTGCTAAAAAGAGAGCTAGAATTAAGGCTGGTTCTGGTGAGAAAATGCGTAAAAAGGGTGCAAAAGGCGCACCTTCTGATAAAAATTTTAAGGATGCAGCTAGGACAGCTAAAAAACGTCCTAAGAAGAAAACCAAGAAGGGTAAGAAGTAATGGCTGAAAAACGCAAAGATCGTAAAGATATGACGCACTCTGAAAAGATTGCAGATCATTTTAGGGTTCTTGGTAGGCCCAATCCTTTTGCTGCTGCTCATAGTGGTACGCCAGCGCAGCGTAAGGGCGGTCTTGGTTCTAATAAAGGCGCAGCTAGATATGAGCGCACTTCTGCTGAAGATAGAGCCGCAGCTAATTCTGATGGTAGGTATGGTTATTTTGATGAGCGCAATAAGCGTTACGTTCCTGCTTTATTTGATGCTATGGATGGCGGTGGTTTTGATACTCGCGGTGATACTTTTAAGGGTGGTATTTTTAGCGGTATGCTAAATGACATTGGAATAAAGCCATATGGCTCTGAAATGGAGCGTGCTATGGTTAGCCCTAATACTTCACCTATTGTTCAGGCTGTAGCTAATTCTCAAAACAATGTTGACCCAAGAGTTTTAACAAGTAGAGGGTTTGCTCCAAGTCCAGAGCAGTTAGCTCCTCCTGCTGCAACGGTTATGAATCAGCAAGTTGGGGCAAATGATGCTTTAACTTTTAGAGGTGGCCCTCAAACTACAAATCCGATGATGGCTTCTGTAATGGAGCAAGCAAAAAATTTAGCTGCTAGGTCTGGATTAAATTTCGATATGATGTCGCAAGAGCAGAAAGCTCAATATATAAATGCTGTTATGCCTTTAAATTAAATGTAAGTAGTAATTTTTAATGCCACGAAAAGCTGAAAAAGCCATACGCAAAACGACTAAAGGTAAAGGGCGAAACTATCGAACAGTAAAAGAAGGTGCTGGCATGACCGCAAAAGGTGTTGCCGCACATAGAAGGAAAAATCCAAAGTCGAAACTAAAAACGGCTGTAACGAAAAAGAAAAACTTAACTGCAAAAGACAAGGCTCGTAAGAAGTCATTTTGCGCTAGGTCTAAAGGTTGGACAGGTGAACGTGGCAAAGCTGCTCGTAGAAGATGGAATTGTTAAATGGCGTTATCAACTTATGACGAACTAAAAACTAGTATAGCTGATTTCTTAAACAGAGATGATTTAACATCAGTTATACCTGATTTTATTACACTTGCTGAAACTGGCATGAATAGAGAGGTTAGGCACTGGCGTATGGAGAAACGTGCTAATGCAGTTCTTGATACTCAATACACAGCTTTACCTACTGATTTTTTAGAACCAATTCGTATGTCGCTAAACACGGCTGATACCAATACTTTAGAAATGGTCAACGCTTTTCAAATATCTAATTTAAGGGCGCAAAACCTTAATACAAGCGGTAGGCCAGCAAGTTTTGCTATACTCGATGGTAGTATTGAGGTCTTTCCAACGCCTGATGCTTCTTACACTTTAGAGATGCTTTATTATGAAAAAATAGATACATTAAATTCTGGGAACACATCAAATTGGATTTTATCTAATTTTCCTGATGCTTATCTTTATGGCTCTTTAGTTCACTCTGCGCCATATTTGCAAGAAGACGCTCGCGCAACTACATGGGCGGCATTGTATCAAAAAGCAATTAATGATATTAACTTGGAAAGTGAACGGTCAAAAACTAGCGGCTCTGGTCGCAGAATGAAGATAAGGAGTTACTAATGGCAACAATAGCAGACAGAATTTTAGATAATGGATTAACCGTCCTTGACACTGAGGCGACAAGGGTCGATGTGACTTCACAAGAAAGCACGACATACGCAGAAGCCACTTCTACGCATACTCTTGGCAACTCCACATCTGTTACAATTAGCGCACCAGCGGATCGAACAGGCGGTGGTCGTAAGGTCACAATGAGTGCAATCAGTGATGGAACGGTTACAGGAACTGGTACTGCAACACATTATGCTCTCACAGATACAAACAACAGTAGATTACTAGTGACTGGCTCTTTGACAGCAAGCCAATCTGTAACGTCAGGAAATACATTTTCATTGGAAGCATTAGACGTTGGCATTCCTGACCCAAGCTAGGAGTTAATTAATGGCTAACGTCTTAGCAAATCGAGTTAAGGTAGCAACATCTACAACTGGTACTGGTACTATTACATTAGGTAGTGCCGTTGCAGGGTTTCAAACTTTTGCTGATGGCGGTATTAGTGATGGTGATATTGTAAGATACACAATTATTGACGGTACTGCATTTGAAATAGGCACTGGTACTTACACCTCTTCTGGAACAACCCTATCACGTACATTAACAGAAAGCTCAACTGGCTCACTTCTAAATTTATCTGGTTCTGATGTAGAGGTATTTATTACCGCTGCAAATGAGGATTTGGTTTTAAAAGATAGTAGTGGAAATGTAGATATTTCTGGCACTGTCACGGCTGATGACGTTTCTATTGCAGATACATCTCCGACACTACTGTTTAATAGAACTGACAGAGCAACAGACAATAAGATCATACGATTTGCACACGATGGTGAAGATTTTCAACTTCAATTAGCCAATGATGCTGTAAGTTCGGTTACTCCTGCTATTGCTATTAATAGAACTGGAATGTCTCTTGATAGTATAGCTTTCTACGAGGACACAGGCACGACTGCCAAGTTATTCTGGGATGCGAGTGCGGAGAGATTGGGTATAGGAACTTCAACCCCTGCACGTTTAATGGAATTATCTAATACAACTAACCCTGCGATAAGGCTTAATAATGGCAACTCAAATGTTGATATTGGTGTAGCTTCATCAGCAGGGGCTTTACTAAGTGGAGCAGCAGACGATGATTTAGTAATTGCACGAAATGGTGCATACGGAATTAGTGTAGGTACTAATGGTTCTACTAGATTAAAAATAGACAGCGGCGGTGACATTTTAGTGGGCAAGACCGTTAGCAACAATACTACTCAAGGGATAAAGTTAGACAATAGTGGGTATGCTTCTTTTAGCATTCCTAATGACTACCCGATTATTGCGAATCGCCTTTCATCTGATGGCGACATTGCAGTGTTCCGCAAAGACAGCACAACTGTAGGTAGTATTGGGGGTTTTGATAACAATTTGGTAATCGGTAATGGCGATACAGGACTTAAATTTATAGACTCCCCTAGAGAAATTCTACCATTTGATTGCGGTAACGGAACTAATTCTGACAATAAAATTGACTTGGGAAATGCAACATATAGGTTCAGGAACCTAGACCTAAGTGGCTCTATAACTGGCGTATCAGCAATCTATAAACACACAGCAGATTCCATTCTTTCCCTTTCGGGAGGCGCTGGAATAAGTAATGGGGGAAATATTAGACTCTACGGTGGCTCCCATTCAACGGATCCAGATGCCATTTCGTTTAGACAGGGCGGCGTAGAGAAAATGAAGTTGGAGTCAAGCAATTTACTTTGCGGCTCTGATGGTGTTGGCGACATTGGATCTAGCACCAAGCGTTGGAAAGACCTCTACCTCACAGGAAAAGTTACTGCAGAGCAAATTGTAGATAAAGATACACCTGACAATTACATAGAGTTTACAGGAGTTTCAGACGAAATTGAGTTTTACACTGGTACTGAAAAACGTTTGACTATTGGAGATGAGTCAACTTCTGGAGTTTCTGGCGTTCTAATCGTACATAGTAATGCCGGAAATGGTCAAAGATTTATTCACTTTAGGGAAGGTAATACTGGTAGAGGGGGAATAGGTGAAGCAGAAGGTGATTTATTTATAACTTCTCGTTTTACTGGTTTTAGATTTGATTTTTTCACAAATCATATATGCCCAAGTCTGACTAACGGAGGCGTAATTGACGATACGGATTCGTTTGGACATACAAGTGCTCGTTGGAAAAATATATATGCAACAAATAGCACAATTCAAACTTCTGATGAGCGTGAAAAGCAACAAATTGAACCCCTTACAAATGCAGAAATAGCCGCTGCAACAGCTATCAGTAAACTTTTTAAAACTTTTAAATGGAACAGTTCAGTTGCTAGTGAGGGTGATGGCGCAAGAATACATACTGGCGCAATTGCTCAAGAAGTAGCAACCGCAATGTCTGTTGCAGGGCTAGACGCAACTAAATATGCGTTTTGGTGCGAAGATACATGGTGGGAGGCTGAAAACGAAGATGGCTCTATAGAAGTTCAATCTAAACCAGAAATGGAAGCCCCAGAGGGCGCAGTACAGAAAAACAGAAAAGGTATCAGATACCCAGAACTGTTGTGTTTTATTGGTGCAGCAACGGAGCAAAGATTAAGCAGTATTGAAACAAGACTAGCAAATTTGGAAGGATAAAATGACAGAAAATACTGATAATATCGTTTACATAAATAATGAAGAATATGACGCAAATGATTTTGACACTAGGCAAAAATATTTAGTTGCACAAATCAAAGTTTGTCAAGATCGTGTTGCTAAAGTTCAATTTGAATTGGACAGAGAAAGAGCAGCAAATGACCATTTTACGTCCGAACTGATTGCAAGCATTGAGGCTTCTAAAAACAAAGAGGAAAAGGCTTCCTAGTAAATGTTAGGTTTCTCACCATTAGCAGCTGCACCACTTGCTGATGTTGGCAAGGGCGTAAACAATCTAACGACTAACAACGTTACTACTGGCAACGTAAGCGTTGCCACTAGTGCAATAAGTCAAAACCATGCTATTTCGGGTGTTTATACGCCTAATGCACCCCCTGCACCTGTCCTCACAATGTTCGAGGATGAAAGTTTTTCTGCGCCTAATGTGCTAACTGGCACAGTCAGAATTTCGCCAACAGTAATTACTCAGGCTCATGGTTTTAGCACTGCCAATATTACGTTTGGTAATCCTTCGGTTGCAACATCTGCCATTAGTCAAGTTCACACTCTTTCTGCACCAGATTTAAATACTGGAGCCGTAAGCATTGCAACGTCTGCAATTACTCAAGTCCATGATTTAACAACAGATGATGTAACGTCTGGCGCGGTAAGCTTGCCGACTATTGATCTGACTGAAGATCACAAGTTTAGCACCGCAGACATCACGTTTGGCGCTCCTAGTGTACCGACAACAGCTATGACGCAAGATCATGCATTTAGCAGTGCAAATATAGATACTGGAAATGTTGTTGTTGATAGCATAACCGCTAGAATTGTTTATTTCTTAGCAGGAGATGACGTTGATAGCGGAAATGTCAGTATTGCCACAAGCGCAATAACGCAATCTCATGTATTACTATCGGATGATATTACTGGCTCTGCACACGTTATTGCTGACGCTGTACTTACGCAGGATCATAAATTTGCATCACTGGATATATCAACTGGTGCAGTAAGTGTTGGTCAAGCACGTTTCCCATTTATGGAAATTACAACGCCGCCAGAAAGCTACACAGATCTAAGTGTTGCTGTAGAAATTTGGGCAGACACAACAGACCCAGATGCAGACCTCTGGCCTGACGCAACAGCAGCGTCTACGCCTACATTTACGGACGTTACTATTGATAACACAGAAACATGGACTGATGCTGCATAAAATGTTAATGTGCAATAAATTAGGAGATTAAGTTATGGCAATTACGATAACCAAACCTACAGTTGGTGGAAATGAGGGAACTTGGGGAGAAACTATAAATACTGGATTAACTGCCATTCAAAACACTTTTAACGGTTCTGGCACTGGCAAAGCGACAGTTGCGCCTGATTTGAGTACACTTACAATTAATGGAACTAATGTAACTGCGACCGCCGCCCAATTAAATCATGTTCAAGGCGTGACATCATCAATTCAAGGTCAATTTGCTACAAAACAAGCTACAATAACTGGAGCAGCAACAACAATAGACACAGAAAATTTAACCGCAAACAGAGCGTTAATTTCAAGCGG